GGATCGTCCTTGAACGTTTCGATTCCGGCATCGCCGAGGCCCTCGTTTTCGCCTGCGTCGTTCTTCAGGAACTCGAGAGTCGCATCAGCCATACACCATCTCCTTTCTGGTCCTAGCTGCTCAGAGCCGGAACATATTCCCGCCGGCGGCGTCGCCCTCGCCGAACCTGGCGCGCGCAGTGTCGAGCTCCTTCTGCAGTACCCGGAAGATCTTCTTTACGTCCTCCTCGGTGGATGCGTACGCCGAGCGATTTGAGAGGTTGCCGATGAGACGGAGCTCGCGAAGAGCCCGGTTCACCCTTTGCTCCGCAAGTTTGACAAATTTTTCGCGCTTCTGATCTGCCATGGGAGATGACCTGTGCGTAATTAATTCCACACTTTGTCGCACATAACCAGGATATATGTCAACATGATGGCAGCATATACGAAATATGTTCGATATGTTGCCTCACAGCGGCGCCATTCGCGAGTCGCTGCAACCTGCGGAAACGAGGGGCCTGATGGGCATCGAAAACGATGGTCTTTGCCCTTGTGACGCGCTGTGCAGCGCCGGCCGCAGTGACACGCGCGATGGTTACGACACTGCGCATCCGCGCCAGGCTCGCCGGAGGGCGCCTCACCGGCAGAGCTCGGAACTGCTGCTTCGAAGAGCGGCGTGCGCTGATGTTCACGGTGCCCGGCTGTCGCATGTCGCGACCCCTCCCCAATAAACCGAGCGGTTACAGTGGAAGGCTTAGGCGGCAGCGAGTCAATGGCTCTCTTCCGAACCTCCGCCGATCAGCGGCCGCGACCTGCGCGCGGCGCCGTTGATCGAGCGGCGCGCCGCGCTTTTCCACAGTAATGTTGTTCTGCATGTGTTCTGTGCTTGATCGCTGGGAATCCGCTTGCCATTGTGTCTGAAAAGGACCCGGAGGCAGGCTTGTCAGAAACCCCATTCGCCGCAGAGTTCCTGCGGTCCGGCCTTTCCGTGAGCGAAGCCGAGGAGACGCTGGGAGTTTCGGAACGGCAGATCCACCGGTACCTCTCCGGTGAGTGCCAGCCACCGAAGCTCGTCGATGAGAAGGTTCGCGAGATCGCGTCCGCACGCAGCGGGGAGCGCCCGGAGCCGGTCTTCCATTTCGTGGACCTATTCGCAGGCATTGGCGGTCTTCGGCTGGGCCTCGAATCGATCGGCGGCCGATGCGTTTTCACCAGCGAGTGGGACCGCTTCGCTCAGAAGACCTACCTCCGCAACTTCCCCGACGGTGACGATCACGTGATGGCCGGAGACATTCGGCCCTACGGCGCCGACCCGTCTAAGATCCCCGCGTTCGATGTGCTGCTCGCCGGATTTCCCTGTCAGCCATTTTCGCTTGCCGGAGTATCAAAAAAGAACTCGCTGGGACGGCTGCACGGTTTTCAGGACGAGAAGCAGGGCAATCTGTTTTTCGACATCGAACGGATCCTGCGACATCACCGTCCGGCGGCATTCCTGCTCGAGAACGTGAAGCATCTCACGCGGCATGACAGAGGCAACACTTTCGAAGTGATCCGCCGCACACTCGCGGATGAGCTCGGCTACGCCATCGACTGGCGCGTCATCAGCTCGGCACCCTGGGTACCGCAGCACCGCGAGCGGATCTTCATAGTCGGCTTTCGCGAGGACGTGGGCTTCTGCTTCGACGGCTTCGACGCTGTCATCCCGGAAGAGAAGGACTGGCCGAAGCTCGGGTCGATCCTGCAGGGCCACAACGAAGTCGATTCAAAGTACACGCTCACCCCAAGACTCTGGGAATATCTGCAGGCCTACCGCGCCAAGCATGAGAAGGCCGGCAACGGATTCGGATACAGTCTGTTCGGGCAGGACAGCGTGACCCGCACGCTGTCAGCGAGGTATCACAAGGACGGGTCCGAGATTCTCATCGAACAGAAGGGCACCCGGCCCCGCAGGCTGACACCGATTGAATGTGCACGGCTGATGGGATTCGAACGCGGTGAGCGTACATGGGACACCAGCGCGGTGTCCGACACGCAGGCCTATCGCCAGTTCGGCAACGCCGTGGTTGTACCGGTCGTTGAGGCGATTGCGCGGTATATGGAGCCGTGCCTCAGGAAGATGCTCGACATTGACCGTAAGGAAAGAGCGAGGAAAAACGCCCGCAAGGTTGCGTAAACCGACGCCTGCCCGCAGCCGCAACATGGCGGCGATCGGGCCAAAGGACACGAAGCCGGAGCTGATCGTCAGGCGACTGATCCACGCGGCCGGGTTTCGGTACCGTCTCCACCGAAAGGATCTTCCCGGTAAACCGGATCTGGCGCTGCCGAAGTGGAACGCGATCATCGAGGTGCAGGGCTGCTTCTTCCACTCGCATGACTGTCACTTCGTCAAAAGGCGCCCCGCCGACAATGCGGAATTCTGGGCGGAAAAGCTCGATGCCAATGTCGCGCGGGATCGGAGAAATGCCGCGGCCGCTGCAGCACTGGGGTGGCGAAGACTTGTCGTGTGGCAGTGCGCCCTGACCGGCAAAACGCGCCTTGATCAGAGGGACCTGCTCTCCGAGATTTCCGAATGGCTGCGCGGAGACGAGAAGACCGGCGAGATCCGCGGGAGAGACTAGACCCGGGATTGCGGCGAAGATGATGGCGCGTCATCGTTCGCTCGATGCCCGTGCGTACCATCCCGGAGCTTCAGCAGCTGTTCGCCTGTCACGGCGTGCGCACGCTCTACATCAAACATCTCGCGCCGAAGCAGGATAACGAGAAGAACCAGATCTATCTGGGCAAAGGCCTCGACGGGATCCTCAACCTGTTTCCCGCGCGCATCGTCGAACGGTCTGCGAGCGAGAGCACGGCCAAGCCCAAGTCGAAAAGCGGAAAGCCGAAACTTGAGGCGCTAATCGACCTCGCCTGGCTGCAGGACGACGGGAGCCTTGTCCGGGTGCCGGGCGCCCGCATCATTGACTACTTTCAATATCCCGAGGCCCGCCTGTCCGGGTTCCTCTCCGGATGTGAGGCTGCCCCCGCCTCTTTGAGACGCGATCGGCTGACGGCATTCGGCCGACGGATCCTCGTGCTCGGAACCGCGCCGTCTGGCGCCGTCATCGGCAAGGTCCTGACCGAACGGGATGACCCGCTAGCAACGAACTTTCCGGAACTGCCGGTCCTAGCTTCCGTGCCCGTGTTCCGAGTGCTCCCGGTCGCGGCACCGGCTGGCATCGAACCACTGCAGCTGCTGCTCGCGGAACTCCGGCAAATCGTCGCGACGGGCTGGCACGCGTCGGTGATCCTGAAGCCCGGAGCGTCGGCACCCGTGCCGTTCCGTGGCAACCAGGGTGCCGGCTACACGCTTGAGGCGCTGCTCGGCGTTGAGGCTAACGCCGCCAAAGAGCCTGACGCTTACGGCTATGAGATCAAGACCTACCGCGGTGACCGAATCAGTCTGATGACTCCGACACCCGATGGCGGCTTTCAGGGTGAGCACAGCTTTCGGGAATTTATTGAACGCTACGGCCGCGAAGCGATGAAGGGCGACGGCAGCTGGCGCTTCACCGGCATGCATCGCGTGGGGACAGTCTCGGCGGCGACGGGCTTGGGCCTTCGGGTCAGAGGCTATGATCCTGCCTCGGACACCTTCAGTGCCGAGGCGGGGATAGCGGTTGAGATGTTCGAGCCTGACACTGAGACGTTGGCTGCGTCCTGGTCGCTGGAACGGCTGGCGAACTGCTGGAACGCCAAGCATGCATCCGCGATGTATGTCCCGGCTGAGGCGCGTGAAGGCGCAGACGGCTTTGCGGAATACAGGTTCGGCGATGTGGTGCTGGTAGGCGAAGGGACGGACGTGTTCCGGCTTTTGCGGGCGATCCACCGCGGCCTCGTCTGGTACGATCCGGCGGACAGCATCTATGCCACCGGGCAGGCGAAAGTGAGACCGCAATGGCGGACGGGCGCGCGCAATCTCGAGCGGACCATGCAGTCACTCTACGCAAACACGCGACGCGTTCGGCTCTGATGTTCAACCGACTTGATCACTGCGAAGGCTGACGGGCCGGGGACCCGGAGTTGCGCCCGCTGTACGGAGTTCTACCGTCGGCGCATGCCGGGAGCAGATTACTCGCACTACCGAGAGCAGTTCTATCGTCCGGAGACCATTGCGCGGCAGCAGGCACGCGGGGAGGAACCCAGCGACCAGCTCCTCCTGGAGATCCTGGTTCGAATAGATCCGCCGCTCCTCTCTGAAAAAGAGATCGCAACTGTGTGCGCGATTCTGCGCCGACATCGGGGCCGGCCCCCTTCCCGTGGCGTGCCGTCAAGAAGATGGCTGGCCAGGCAGATCCTGTCTGTCAGCCGTACAGACGTGGATCCCGCATTCCTCAACGCGCTCGCCGATCGCGTTTTCAGGCCCAGCGGGCAGAGCGATTATCAAAAGGCTGTAACCGCCATGCGCGAGCGGCAGAAGCGCGATCGCAACATGTTCATCAGAGCTCTGTACCAGGAGATCTACGAAGCGCTGGAGGGCGGGCCCGAAGTCATCTTCTATGAGCCTCTTGGTGAGCTCACCGTTCCAAAAAATTTCGGCACGCGCGGCGACACTGCCGCTGAGATGACCCGCGACATCGTCAGCAATCGGCTGATGATGCATCCGCCAGCTATCAGCACCATTCGTAAGATCGCCGGGATGAGATAGTATATCACAGCCGTAAACGTCGACGTATCCGCCAATTCCCTGCTGTAACTGGTTCGCTCCCATTTTGTCTCAAGGGAGCGAAACAGTGAAAATTGACCATCCGTGTATCGAGATGCTCGCGACGTCGAGCCTCACGCCCAATCCGCGCAACGCGCGAACCCACTCCGACAAGCAGATCCGGCAGCTCGCCGCCAACATCAGGCGCTTCGGCTTTCTGGTGCCGCTCATTGTCGAGAGCGAAACTAACATTATCCTGGCGGGTCACGCTCGATGGCAGGCCGCACCCTTGGCAGGTCTCGACGAGGTCCCCTGCATTCGTGCGAAGTTTCTGTCCGAGCAAGAGCAACGTGCTTTCGCGCTCGCCGATAACCGGCTCGCCGAGCTGAGCGACTGGAACACGGAACTGCTCCAGGAAGAGCTCGAAAGCCTGTTCGAGGGCGGGATCGATATCGGCACGATCGGCTTCTCGATGGCAGATCTCAATTTCGCGCTCGTCAATGAGGAAGAGGCAAAGCCGGCCAAGGCTGAGAAGGTCGAGCTGCCCGACCCGAACGCCGCGGCAATCTCGCGGATCGGCGACTTGTGGCTGATGCCTCCGCACCGACTCTACTGCGGGGACGCGCGCGATGTCGCGAGCTGGGAGGCATTGCTGGGCGACGATCGCGCCAATCTCGTCTTTGGCGACGGGCCCTACAACGTGCCGATCAACGGTCATGTCTCAGGTACGGGCCGCCACCGCGAGTTCGTGATGGCCACGGGTGAGCTGAGCCCCTCGGAGTTCACCGCGTTCCAGCGGGCGGTCTTCCGCAACTGCGTCCGCTTCTCGGTCGATGGCTCGATCCACTACCACTGTATGGATTGGAAGCACACGAGAGAACTCCTGGACGCCGCCGACGGTGTCTACGACGAGTTCAAACAGCTGGTCGTCTGGTCGAAGACGAACGCGGGGATGGGCACCTTTTACCGCAGTCGCCACGAACTCGTGTTCGTGTTCAAGGCGGGCAAGGGAAAGCACACCAACAACTTCGGTCTCGGCGAGACCGGCCGCTATCGCACCAACGTCGTCGATTACGCCGGCGCGAACACCTTCCGGAAAGGCCGGGCCGAAGATCTCGAGGCGCACTCGACCGTGAAGCCCGCCGCTCTCGTAGCAGACTTCATCCTCGACTGCAGCAACCGCGGCGATCTGGTGGTGGATCCGTTCATCGGATCGGGGACCACCCTGATCGCCGCGCACCGCACGAAGCGCCGAGGGGCCGGTATCGAGCTCGACCCGCTGTACGTGGACACGGCGCTCCGCCGGCTCGCAAAGGCCACCGGCATCGCGCCCGTGCTCGCCGGCGACGGCCGCACGTTCGACGAGATCGCCGTCGCCCGAACCGCAGAGCGGGAGGGCTGAACAATGGCGAAGGACGACAATAACAACGGCAATGACGGCAACGGCAACGGCAACGGCAACGGCAACGGCAAGAATCGTGATTACGACGTAGGTTACGGCAAGCCGCCAAAGCACAGCCGGTGGAAATCCGGACAGTCCGGGAACCCGCGTGGGCCGAAGAAGGGTTCGCGCGGGATCCGGAGGGACCTCCACAAAGCGCTCGAGGCCCGGCACTCAATCCGCGTCAACGGCAAAGTCGTGAAGGGCACTTCCCAGGAGCTTGCTCTTTATGCGCTCGCCACCCGAGCGGCCGCCGGCGACATCCGGGCCATCCGGCAGCTGATCGACGTCACGCTTCAGGTCTTCGGGCCCGAAGATCGCGGCAGGGAGCGGAATGTCCTCCCGAAACAGGATCAGGAGCTGCTCGATCGCCTGTTGGACGACATGGGCCCGGAACGCGGGGACGATCGGCCAGACGACCCCGCCGGCCAATCCGAAGACCCTTACCGCGCGCCGAGCGACGAGGAGCGGGACGGGGAGCAGAGCGATGAAGCGTAAGCCCCACCTCGAGGATCCGGCCGAGTTCCTGCGGCAGGCGCAACGGCGGTCCTTTCTCGCGTTCCTGGACAGGGCATGGCCCTATGTCTCGGGGGGCGAGCTGATCGACCGCAACTGGCACATCGAGGCGATTGCCTACTGGCTCAATCGGGTCGCGGGCGGCAGCTGCCGCCGCCTGTTAATCAATCTGCCGCCGCGCAATGCCAAGTCGAAGACGGTCTCCGTCATCTGGGTCGCGTGGATGCTCGGACAGGATCCGTCGCTCAACTTCGTCTGCGTCAGCTACTCCAACGAGCTCTCAGCCAAGCTGGCGCGGGACTGCCGGGCGATCATGCAGTCGGCCTGGTACCGGGAGCTGTTCCCGCGCACGATCATCTCGAGCCGTTCGGCGTCGCACGATTTCGAAACGACCGCCAACGGCGGCCGCCTTGCGACGTCGATCAGCGGGACGCTGACCGGCCGCGGAGGGGACATCATCATCCTCGACGACGTCATCAAGCCCGAGGAAGCCAACTCTGAAGTGGCACGGGATGCTGTCAACGAATGGTACCGCACCACGCTCGCCTCACGACTGAACAACAAGGCGACAGGCGCGATCCTCTGCATCATGCAGCGGCTCCACCAATATGATCTGCCGGGCATGCTGCTCGAAGCCGGGGGCTGGGATCATCTTTCGCTTCCGGCGATCGCGACGGAGGACGAACTCGTCCCGCTGACCCGGGGGCGCGTGCACGTTCGCAGGCGCGGTGAGGTGCTCCACGCGTCGCGGGAGCCGATGGAGGTGCTCGATGAACTTCGCAAGGCAATGGGTTCGACCGCGTTCGAGGCGCAATACCAGCAGGCCCCGCTGCCGATGCTCGGCAACGTCTTCAAGGCGAGGTGGCTGAAGGACTGGCCGAGCGACTTCGATCTGAGCGACGGCGGCGAGATCATTCAGTCATGGGATACGGCGATCAAGACGGGCAACGAAAATGCATATTCCGTCGGGATCACTGCCATGCGCCGCGGCAAATATCTTTACCTGCTGGACGTGTGGCGAGGACGGGTCGAGTTTCCCGATCTCGTGCACAGGGTCGTTGACCTTGCCCGCATCCATAATGCGACGACACTGCTGGTCGAGGACAAGGCATCAGGCGAGGAGCTCATCCAGACGCTGCATGCAGAGCAGTATGCCGGCGTTCCGGTCCCGATTTCCCGTCGGCCGGCGTCCGACAAGATCGCCCGTGCGGAAGGTGTGAGTTCGATGATCGAAGCCGGTCAGCTGTTTCTGCCGCCTGAGGCGCACTGGCTGGGCGAATTCAAATCCGAGCTGCTTGCGTTCCCGAGCGGCAGGTTTGCGGACCAGGTCGATGCCCTCACACAGCTGCTGGAGTGGCTGCGGCAACGGCTCAGCTACCAGTCTCCGCCGAATGCCGGACCCGAGCTGATGGGAGACGATGATGGCGCCGACGATGATAACGGGTGGGATCCTGATGACGACCCGTGGGGTGCTTAGATCGGGCAGCTGCCCATAAACTCAGTCAAGCAGCGACCCGGGTGTCACGCTGAGCGCCAGGGCCAGCCGCTCCACTATCGTAATGGTGGGATTGCGGGCGCAGCGCTCCAGATCGCTGACATAGGTTCGGTGAATTCCTGCCCGCTCCGCGAACTCTTCCTGGCTCCAGCCGGACTTCCTGCGGAGGCGACGGAGGTTTTCGGCGAGGCGCTGGCGAACGTCCACCTGCGCAGATGGAGCGCCTGTAGCCGATTGTTCTACAGACGATCAGTGACATTCCGCTTGACTGGCGGGCACCTGCAAGCAGTTGCCCATGTCACTGATCGCATGAACACAACAGGAGGGGCAGGTATGATGACAAATAGACACTACGTGGCTGCGGCCGGGCTGCTCGGTGCGGCGATAACAATGGCCCCCGCACCCGCTTACGCGCAAAAGTCCGAGCCAGCCGCATGCGCGGCGCTTCACAGCGACTATGAGGACGCGAGCAAGCGCATGGCAATGAACCACGTGTCGGGGATCGGCGACAACAGCGCGGTGAGGGAAACAACGCGCGAGACCGAAAACAGCAATGTGCTCGCTGAGGCCCGCCTAACGCTGGATCTCCTTAAGGCGAACGGCTGTCGGATGCCGAAGACCGCGCCGTCGTTCTCGCGCTCCTACGACAGCGCGCTGAAGTGTCACAACGACATCCTGGCCGTGAAACTTTCAGGCACCTACAGTTTCCCGCCGAGCTGCGACCGTTCAAAGTGGACGCCAGACGCGCAGGCGACCGGCAAGTGACGCTCAGGCGGCAATGTTTGCATTGCACCAATTCCGGACGCGCAAGACGGGCTCCGGTTTGTCCAAGACACGAATGTCTGGTTTCGGTCGCTCGCTCGGGAGATGTCACTTAACGAAGTGTTCGCCCGCTCCCGCGTAATGTGCCCGACCTGGCGCCTCCGATTCTGACGCTTCAGCAATGAGTCTCAGGCGTTCGGAGTATCGCGTCCGTCAGGCTCCCGAGCGATACCCTTGAACGGTTCGCCGTCGTCTTTGACGCTCATCAGGTGGCCGGTACGCTCGTCCCGCTTTTGCCAGTTACCGTCGGGCCGCTGAAACTGCGTCCGCCCGGTCACTGCACCGCGGCGAAAGCCGCTCCCGGTATTCTTCGCCATCTGGTCTTTCTCCTAAACTCCTGCCCTAGCAGTCAGGCAGGTCATCAAGGTTGTTGCGCGTCGTCGCGTCGCGATCAGTGCGCAGGTACTTCCCGTTCGAGCCATTCACGACGCGGATTTTCGTCTCGGGACTGTTCGCCCAGTTCACCCAGTATTCGTGCGTGCCCGTCTCGATGTCATTGATTGCATCGGCCTTAGACCGGGGCGACCAGGGCTGGCCGCTGTTGCAAAGGCGGGTGATGTCACCCTGGTTGTTCTTGCCCGTCTGGCGGACATAACGCTTTGCCATCTTCCAATCCTCTTCCTGTTGTTTGATCATTGCGGGACGAAATCGACCCGCCGAACCTCACTTCTTCCTGTTGGGCCGCTGCGTCAGCGCCGACGCCGCGGCCGACTTTGCCGCTTTGCTGGACCTCGGATTGCGCAGCACCTTCGACGCTGCAGACGCAGCCTTCCTGCTGGTAACCTCGGAATTCCTCCTGCCCGCCATTTCCTGACCTCCTTCAGTTGTTGACCACCTGCTCGATCCGTCCTAAGAAAGCCTACGTAAACGTAGGAATCCAGGACAAAAAAGAGCGCCACACTGGTGGCGCGGTGTTGCTACGATTACGTAGGTATAGTGATTCCATTTTCGTAGGTCAAGGGATGGCAGGGGCGGAAGATCAATTTGGCGAGCGGCTGCTTGCCGCCCGCGAAGCGCGGGATCTGAGCCAAACAGAACTCGCTCAGAAAGCGGGGCTTCAGCCGGCGGCTATCGGGCACTTCGAGCGAAATCGGCGCAAGCCGTCGTTCGCAAATGTCCGGGCACTGGCAAAAGCGCTCAACGTCAGCTCGGATTATCTGCTGGGGCGCACGTCAGACATGAAAGGTGCAACGACTGCATTCCGCGGTGAAGAGCAGCTGAGCGAGGCCGACCGCGAGCATATCCAGATGATGATCACCCTCATGACCGAGCGGCGGAACAAGAGGGACGAGTGAGCAGGTTCCGCCTCAGCTGGGCACGCAATTGCGGTGAGCGCAAAGCGAAGGAGCACGGGTTCGAGGCCTTCCCCATCGACCCCTTCGAAATAGCAGAGGCGGAAGATATTCACGTCGAACCGAAGCCGGCGGATCAGCCGGGGGTCAGTGGCGGTATCATTTTCGCCGACGTCGGCACCGCGATCTTTTACGCGACGGACATCGCGAGCAGCGGATTTCAGCGGTTCACGGTTGCCCACGAGCTTGGTCACTATTTTCTCGAGGGCCATCCGGAGGAAATCCAGAAGACTTCCCCTGTACACGTGTCCCGCGCAGGCTTCACCCAAGGCGACAGCTCGATCGAAATCGAGGCCGACCATTTCGCCTCCGGCCTGCTCCTGCCGACACGGTTGGTAAAGCAGTCTCTGGCGGCAAGCCAGGTTGGTCTCGAAGGCATCAGGGAGTTGGCCGATAACTCGGAATGTTCGCTCACGGCATCTGCCATCCGAGCCGCGGAATGCAGTCCTTACCCGATGGCAGTGGTGGTGAGCCGCGAAGACCGGATCTGCTATGGCTTCCTCTCCGATGGGTTTAAGCAGCTCAGGCCTGGTGCGTTTCCGCGCAAAGGCGACCCGCTGCCATTCACAGCAACGCGCGAGTTCAACTCGGACATATCGAACGTAAGAGCCGGAAAGCTGGCAACCTGCGCGACCACACTCGCTGAATGGTTTGACGGTTCGGGCTCAGTACAGCTGGATGAGGAAATCATTGGCCTTGGCAGGTACGGGCTCACCCTGACCGTCTTCTCCAGCGATGAGCTGCCGGACGAACCCGATGAAGAGGAGGACGAAGAACAGGTCCTTCAGGAAAGCTACACCCCTCGCTTCGCGTACGGTCGCTGGCAGAACCCGCAGTCTTCCGGATCCACGTCGCAGAATGGCTGTAAGCGGCCGAAAGCGGCCGTTCCAGAGTTGGTGTTGCGTCCCGGCCTTTTTGTTCCAACGTTGCATCCAAGTCTTAAAGAACTTGATTACTGACGTCTCGTCTCAAGGATCGTAGTCAGGGCTCGGCTGCGCTCCTCTACTTTGCACCAGTTGCGGTTGATAGTTTGGCGGACGAGGGGGAAGACTGAAATGCTACGCGTGCTAGTGGTTGGTTTTGTTCTGATAGGGCTGCCAGGCTTTGCTCCGGCAGCGCCGCTGAAGGCAAAGAGACCTCGGCCGCCCGCCGCAGCGGCTGCGCCTGCTAAGCCCCTCAGCCCACCTGAAGAGGCGATCCGAACGGTAAAGCAGAACATCGAGCGTTTGGCGCGCGACGAGTACGCAGAGCAGGACCCGATCGACCAATTTGTAGGGCGGGGTTTCAACGTCGAGATCAAACCGACGACCACTTACAAGGACGGCGTTCTCGAAATCTATCTGCTGACCCACAACATCTACCCGAACGAGAAAGACGACTTCAGTTCGCGGCACAGGTTTGAGAACCATCCGGGGGTCGAACTAAAGCCTGTGCTGGCGAACAAACGCGGCAGCTACGTCGGCGAAAATGCCTTTGGTGTACAGGTGGCTGTTTCCCGGATCGACCTCGATTACGCGGTTCTCATGTTCATGAACCGCCCTCGTGACAGCCAATACCTTGTGCGGGTCCGCCTTCCAGGTCCAGATGCGAAACTGCTCTCGCAAAGCGCTACCGTTGTCGTGACTGGCACTGTAGCAAGGAGCGAAAGCGATAAAGTCGCTGGTTGCTCGTCTACCTACTCCTCGCCGACAATTGACTCGCCATATTCAGGGCGGGCACAAACCTGCTGGACTGCAGTGCAACTTCAATCCCTGTCCATCGTCGACAAGCGATCGGGACGAGTTCTCCGCCAATGGACCCCATCCGACCCTGAGGCATCCATCCTAAACAAACCGGAACCGATCGAACTTAGTCCAAATCAGTAGCGCCATCTTGTTTTCACCAAAACCGCAGCACGCTCGCGACACTTATGGCCGAGAGCAGACCGTCCGCTTTGGACACTTGGCTTCCGAGAGCCGCCATCAGCGAATAGAGTACCCAAATGAGGTATGGCGGCTTAGAATTTGCGTATGCTGCGCCCATAGCGGATGCCCTAGCGCAATCGAATGCATTCCGGAGCTGGGTGCTTTCGCGATCCCCCTTTCTGTCCTCGGCGAGCAGGTCTCGCCTGCTTAAAGATGAGATGATCGCGAAGCGAAGTCCAAAAGCTGAAAACTGGTGGCGATCCCATTATTCGGGAAGATGTAAGTGTCCTGGCTGCTCTGGGCAGGAGACGGACCTTTTCGCCGTTTTCGAAGACGAAGGGGGATATCGGTTCGCTCTCCACTTTGAGGTGAAGCAGCCGCGAGATCGATTCCCAACGACAAAGGACCAAGCTGCCAATTATCGAACTAGGGCAGAATGCTGGGTCTCAAGCGCTCCCCAATCCGTCCTGCCGCACGCCGCTTCAGCGACATGCCTGCTGTACAGTGAGCGACAGAGAAGTGCCTATGGCCGAAATATTAGCGAGTTCGATTTCGCAATTACATTCGAAGAAATTCGGGAGGCATTTCCACAAATCCCAATCCCGATTGAGTGATCTGAGCGGAGGCAATTGGCCGTGTCCGGACCGACAGCTTATCGCCGAGCAGTGCAACGAACGGACGCCTCTCGAGCTCCTCCGCGCTAAGAAGGGGGGCGATCGCAGGAGCCATCGTCATTGATCACTTGTAGCGGGTGTGGCAGATTCATGTTTCGTTCCAGGGGTGGGTGATGGCAGACGGCAGTGCGATCGAGTGGACTGACGCCACTTGGAACCCCGTAACGGGATGCACGAAAATTACTCGTGGCTGCGATAACTGCTACGCGGAGCGTTTTGCCGAGCGCTGGCGAGGCATTGCAAAGCACCCGTTCGAGAATGGTTTCGATCTTACGATCCGTCCCGAGCGGCTCCGGCAGCCACTCGCGTGGAAGCGCTCGCGCATGATTTTCGTGAACTCGATGAGTGATCTGTTCCACAAAGAAGTACCCCGCCCGTTTATCGATCGCGTGTTCGACACGATGGAACAAGCCGACTGGCACGTGTTCCAGGTCCTAACTAAGCGGAGCTCCCTCATGCGCGATTACCTGCGCAGCCGCTATTGCGAGGGCGATCCGCCGAAGCACATCTGGCTCGGAGTGTCTGTCGAGGACGCGCACTCGGCCGCGCGCATCGCCCATGTGCGGCAGGCTCCCGCCGCCGTCCGTTTCTTGTCCGCAGAGCCGCTTCTTGGCTCAATCGGCAAAGTCGACCTAACGGGCATCCATTGGGTCATCGCCGGAGGCGAGAGTGGTCCCGGCGCCAGGCCGATGGCAATCGAATGGGTGCGCGAGATTCGCGACCAGTGCTCTAATCAAGGCGTCGCCTTTTTCTTCAAGCAGTGGGGCGGCCTGCGGCCGAAAACCGGTGGCCGCGATCTTGATGGCAGGGAGTGGAATGAGCTGCCCCTTCCGGTCGCCTCACGGGCTGCATAATGACGCCCGATCTGTCGCATTACGGCGGTCGCGAACAGGCGTTCGTCAAGCACCACTTCCTCGCGAGCTACGTTGAGCAACTGGTCTTCAAGGTGAGCAGCCGACGCGACATCGTCTACATCGACGGATTCTCGGGCCCCTGGAAGGATCAGGGCGAGCGGTACGAAGACACCTCGTTCGGCATTGCACTCGAGAGCCTCAGACGCGCGAAGCAAACATGGAAGGACAAGGGACGTGGCGATCCGGCCATGACGGCCCTGCTCGTCGAAAAGGACCCGCATCCATACGAGCGGCTTCAGGCGATCTTGCCCCTCTATCCGGACATCCAGATTCGCACTTTCAACGGCGACTTCGTCCAACTGGTCCCGGAGTTGCTGCGCTGCATCCCTGAGAACGCCTTCTCATTCGTGCTCATGGATCCGAAGGGCTGGAAGATCGACATGAACGCCGTGGCGCCTCTACTCAGTCGCTCGAATAATGAGGTCGTGTTCAACTTCATGTTCACGATGATCAACTGGTCAGCAGCGATGCCCAATGCGGCCATTCAGGCGGCACTCGAGGCATTGATGCCGAAGACCAATTGGAAGCAGCGGCTCGACACGATAGCGCTGGCGCCTGGCCAGTCGAAGGCTGACGCTCGCAAGCAGGTGCTCGTAGATGCAATCTGTGAGGCGATCGGACGCCTTGGCCGCTATCCGTATGTGATGGAGACGCCAGTCCTCTTCCCGCTCAAAGATAGGACCTTCTATTCGCTGATATACGCCACGCGCAGTCCCAAGGGCATTGAGGTCTTCCGCGATTGTCAGCAGGCGTCGCTCAAGAAGCAAGACGAGGTGCGATCTAAGCTTCAGGTCGCCAAGCGAGATGAGCGTGCCGGAATGACTGACATGTTTGGGGCATTGCCCAGCGAAGACGACTTTGCGGCACGCTGGATCGTCGAGCAGGAAACGTCAGCGTGCAAAGCCCTCCTCGCTGCGACGCCGATCGCGCCCAGCACCACAACATACGGCGAGGTTTGGCCCCACATTTTGGCAACTCACGGAGTTCGCAAAGTGCGCCTCGGACGCATAGCAGCTGAACTGCGCAAGTCCGGTGACCTTGAGTTCCTGGATTGGGGCCCGCGTAAGCAGGTGCCCGACGACCACTACCGGATTTGTCGTCGGTCCCGCTGAGTGGGTTGGCTGATGCGGCGAAAAGACTTCAGGCAATGATGATCGATGAAGGAGGCAAGCGCGAAAGCGCCATGATGGAATGGCGCTTTTCGGAATTTTCCGCCGGTAGCCTGAACGACGGCTATTGGCGCAAAACGGACGTTGCGAGGTCGTGCGCCCCTCAAGCGCGCAGGGCTCGGATCTGAGGCTTCAGAGCGCGTTCAAGCCTTACCATTGCATCGATCTGGCTCTCGTGCAGCGGCGCCCACTGCTCCTCCGGTGACCGGTAACCGCCGTCGTTCAGAGCGAAGCGTATTCGGCAGGCTCGCTTCCCCTCCAGTGCTTCCCAGCTCAGAGGCCCTCCGAAAGCATCTTCGATTGCCTCCCGGTGCTGGCACAGCTGGTCAAATAGCGCGCGGTTCTCATCTTCGGCTCCGCGCCCGCGGTCGATGTAGAGCTCGGCAGTGCGGCCGTTCTGGGTAACCGTGTAAGTGTAGTTGATGCCGGGATAGCCGGCGGAGACTCCGATCCAGCTGTACTCGCCAGGCGTGATGTGAGCGTGGAGGCGCGTGCGATCGGCAGAGCGCTGGATCAGCTCGGTCCACCATCTGTTTCGCAGGGCATATCGCTCGGCGACGTCCTTGCGGGTCTGGCCCACCTCTTTCGCTTCATTTGACGGGCCGACGATCAAAGTGAACAGCGGCGCAGGCTGAGAGTCGAGGATCTTCACCGCCTCGACCTTCACCATGTAGAAGTCGACATCCAGCGACTGGTTCAGCCACTGCACAGCTGCGAGATGCTCGGGTCGCGGATCTTTGACGATCCAGATTGCGCCCTTTGCTCCCATGGCAGTGAGATAGGTGATCAGCTTGCCGAGATGATCATGGTCGCTGCGCTCGAGCTGGTTCTCGATGATGAGCTGACGCCCGTGGATGTCCTCGGCAACAAGGTCGATGCTGAATTTCCCCGCCGCCTGCTCCCGGTCTACGTTGACGATTTCGAGGTCGAGGGCCTCGTTCAGTACCTCGATGTTTAGCTCGAGCCACTGCGTGAAATCGAGCGCCTCATGTGCCCAGACCTCACGCAAGGATACCCGCTCCAGCCGACCGATCATTCGCTGCTCCGAGGATGTTGCAGCAAAGCTCGTAACCGCGGGAATGGAGCATGTCACTCATCGTCTGCAGGCGGTGCGACAGCCAGGTCGCGTAGAAGCGCGGAGGCGGCTGCCGCCAATGTGCCTGCCTCGGAGACGAGGTCTCCCAGGTCCGCGGCGCCGCCCCGCAGCTGGGCCGCAGTCAGTCTCGCCTGGCAGTTAGCTGCTATTGCAGACGCATCCTCCAGTTTGGCCGTAAGCAGCGCAAAAAGCCGGGAGACCAGCTCTGCCCGCTGCTCCTGGTCTTCGGCATCGTCCATCCGCCACCTCCGGAAGTCACGAAGCCGTGCAGGTGCCGCAAAGTCCATCGCAGCATTTCCCGAGCGCCATACCCGGAGTGAAAACGGAATCCCTCTCGCCGACGGCGCGCACATTCCAGTGGACTGCGCTGCCAAACCGAGCATTGCTGTGCCGGCGAATCGCGCCGGTAGGACACGGCGGCTGCCTCGCCCGGGATGCCCGGCGAGGCTCTGGGTGGTGGGAGCAGTAATCTCGCTGGCTCCCGCGGAGAACCACCCCATGATCAAAACCGCAAAGCCGACACGGTCCAGCAAGCCCGCCGGAAAGCCCAGGTCCGAACGCGGAGCGGGTCCCGAGACGCCGCCTGCCACCGGTCACCTCTCTCCATCTGCGACGCCCTCCCGCTCTCCCGCCGGAACAAGTAAGACGGCCAGAGTCATTGCGCTCCTGCAGCGGCAGCAGGGTGCCAGTCTTGACGAGCTGGTGGCGGAGACGGGGTGGCAACATCACACGACCCGGGCCGCGCTCTCGGGCCTGCGCAAGAAGGGCTATATCATCAGCAGCGAGCGGGTCGATGATATACGCCGCTATCGTGCGGCCGCGGCAAAATGAGCCGAAGCTCCGTTGAGAAGCAGGTCGCCGCGATCGCTGAAATGGACCTAGAGGCGCTGCGATCTACGTGGAGGGAGCGCTACGGCGCTCCCCCTTCGCTCCGCTCCGTGCCAATCATGCGGATGCTCCTCGCATGGCGCATCCAGTCAGAAGCCTGGGGTAGCCTTGATGACGAGACGCGAAGGGCGCTCGCGCGAACCAGGCCCACTCGGAAGGAGGGTCGGCATCTCGGCGTCGGCGCCCGTCTGACACGTCAGTGGAAGGGGCGCGAGGTTGAGGTGGTCGTGCAGGAAAATGGCTTTCAGTGGGAGGATCGGGTGTACCCGAGCCTCTCTGCAGCGGCGACGGCGATTGCGGGCAGCAAGTGGAACGGCCCTCGCTTCTTCGGCCTCAGGCAGGCACCATGAGTCGGAAGACGATCCGCTGCGCCATCTACACGCGCAAGAGTTCGGAGGAGGGTTTGGACCAGTCGTTCAACAGTCTCGATGCGCAGCGCGAGGCCGGGGAAGCCTATGTGAAGAGCCAGGCACACGAAGGCTGGCGCACGATTGGCACCAAGTACGACGATGGCGGTTTCTCGGGTGGGACGATGGAGCGGCCGGCGCTGCAGCGCCTCCTGGCAGATGTCGACGCCGGGTTGATTGATGTCGTGGTCGTTTACAAGATCGACCGGCTGACCCGCTCACTTGCTGACTTCGCCCGCATCGTCGAGCGCTTCGATGCGAAGCAGGTCAGCTTCGTCAGCGTAACGCAGTCGTTCAACACCACGACCAGCATGGGTCGCCTGACGCTAAACGTGCTGCTCTCGTTCGCGCAGTTCGAGCGGGAGGTCACCGGCGAGCGCATCCGCGATAAGATCGCTGCCTCGAAAGCCAAGGGCATGTGGATGGGTGGCAATCTGCCGCTCGGTTATGACCTCCCGTCTCCAGGCAGCCGGATTCTGCAGGTCAATGAAGCCGAAGCGGACACCGTCCGCGACATCTTCAGACGCTATCTCGAACTCGGCTCAGTGCACGCCCTGCAGCGAGAGTTGACCGAGCAGGGCTTCGTCTCGAAGCGGCGCGTGACCGCGTCGGGCAAATCCATCGGCGGGCTTCCGTTCAGCCGCGGCGCGCTTTTCCATCTCCTGCGGAATCCCGTTTATCTCGGCCGGATTAGTCACAAGAAAGTTCTTCACGAAGGCGGCCATGCCGCCATCCTCGACGAGGGGTTGTTCAATGAAGTTCAGCAGCAGCTGGACCGGCAGGCGAGGCGCCATCGGGCCAGAGGAGAGCGGACAGCTGCAAGAGCTCCGCTGACGGGGAAGCTGTTCGACGCGCATGGCGAAGCGATGACGCCGGCTTTCTCAAGAGGTCAGAACCGACGGTTGTACCGCTACTATGTCTCCGCTTCGCTACAGCAGGGTGGGCGCTCACCTGACGATGGCATTAGGCGATTGCCGGCGCCGATGTTCGAGAAGCTGGTGACTCAGTTGATCAAGCGATGGCTGCCATCGACACTCGAGCCACTCACCGTTCCACTTGCAATTCGTCTAGAGGACCGGAGCATTCTGATAGACTTGCCGCGGCGCCTCACAGCCGAGATCTCACTCAAGCTTCGCACTGATGAGAAGATTATCAAGTCGTCCCGCGAGCACTGCCGTATTGAGGTTCCCGTCAGGCTGCCGTTGCGTGGCGGCAAGCGGCTAATCTTGATCGGAAACCGGACGGCGGATCCAGACCGCACGCTTATCGCCGCTCTGCGCAAGGCGCATCGCATGGTGCAGGTCAAACGCGGTCGGCCGCTTCTCGAGTCTGCTCCGCAATCCCGCTACGAACGCGAGGTTCTGCGGCTAGCATTTCTTGCTCCGGACCTGCAGCGCGACATCCTGGCTGGTCACCACCCATCGATGCTGACGCTTGAGGCGCTTCGCTACATTGAGATTCCATTGTGCTGGGCGGAGCAGCGGAGGGCACTCGGGTGGCCTGATCCAGCCTGATCCCAAAGCAGTCGCATCGCTGTGTGGCGATACACGATTCCTTGTCACCAATGAGAAAAATCCCTGCCGGATGTCGCAGGGAATTTCTAATCGCCCGCCGCTGACGAATGGCGAGAATCTAACAATTCTGCACCGCACTCTGGCCGCGAAGGCGGACCTTCCCGCGTCGATTTGAATGATATTCGCTACTAATTGCCTGCACGGCAGGGAAACCGGACCGATCACTTTCGGTGCGGAGACTGGCGCGCAGAAGCTGGGCAAAAAGAGCCGGAGAATGGCGCCTCGCAGCGCGATCGTGACGGATTGGCCGGCAAATCGCGCGCGTTTGGGCGCGGTTGTGCGATTACCCTGTCATGGGAGACTGGTGCTGGGGGTTCGTGGCGGAGCGGGAGGGATTCGAACCCTCGATACGGTTTTGCCGTATACTCACTTTCCAGGCGAGCGCCTTCGACCACTCGGCCACCGCTCCGCATATCGCTGGAAGGGCGCTC